TACCCTTTTTAAAATTTAAAAACTAACTATTTTATTAGTTATATTTGTTTAAAATAAAGAATATGATAATTAGAAATAATTGGAGACATCCAAAAAGACAATGGGACAAATTAGCCATTAAGTTTAGAGTGTCTTCTTTAGATATTTTTACAGTAGAATTTGATATTTCTAGAAACTTCTACTGTTTAACAATATTAAATGTTAGCTTAAAAAATAGATAATGGCGAAGATTAAAGATATGACAGGTGGAGCGAAAGCTAAAGTAAAAGTGTCTCGTCCTGGTGTTCATGCTAAAACAAAAGTTTCTAAACTCAAGTCATCTAAAAAGTATAAAAAACTTTATAGAGGGCAAGGTAAATAAATAAGTTATGTTAACTCTAGAAGATCTTCATGCACAAATAGATGAATCATTGGCGATAAACTCCATTGAATCTTCTTTTTCGTATGAGTTATATACTGATTTAATTAATGAGCAAAGATCTCTTTGGTTACGTAACGAGTATAATAAAAACCGTAGTATAGATCCTTATGTAGTACAGACATTAGCCTGTGTAACATTAGAGCCTGTTAACCCTATTGATTGCTGTATTACTGTTCCTACAGGGTGTAAAGTATTACGTACTACTAAAGCTATTCCTAATACTATTGAATTCTTTTTTACAAAAGGGATAGTATCAGTAGGTTCTCCTGATATTACTAAAGCAAGAATTTCATTAATTGATTATGCAAGAATAGCATTTATTGGACATGGGCGCACAACAGCTAAGTCTGTATATGCATTTTTATATGATGGTTACATGTATCTTATTAGTAAGAGTCCAGAATACTTAATGACTAAATACATTACTATTCGTGGTTTATTTGAGGATCCTACAAAACTTAGTGATTTTATTAACTGTGAAACACAGCAAAAATGTTGGAGTCCGTCCGATCCTTATCCAATAAATCAATGGATGTGGGCATATATTAAACCATATATTTTACAACAATTAATGCAGAAAACAGTATCTGCACTAGATAATGCTAATAATGCTAATGACGATAGAGTACAGCAAAACGTAACAAATGCATAATTTTTTAAAGCGGGGAAAAGGTAAAATACTAAGCAGTGTAAAGAAACAAGATTTCTATAAAGACTACAAAGAAAGAAGTAGTAACCCAATAGACATCAAACTGTTTAACAAATTTAATAAAGAACTATTGCAACTATATAGTACAGAAATAGTTACAACAGGATTAGAATTAAGAATTCCGTATGTAGGAAAATTAAGAGTAAGAGCAAAAGATTTACACTTTTTTCGAGCAGATGGAAAGTTAGCTAAAAGTCTAAAAGTAGATTGGCAAGCAACCTGGAGTTATTGGGAAAAACTTTACCCAGGAAAAACAAAAGATGAAATTACAGAAATAACTGGCAAAAAGTTATTATACCATGAAAACACACATAGTAACTCTGAGTTCTATGAACACTTTTGGGATAATTACAGTGCGCCATTAAAGTATAAAAGTTTTTATAATTTTAAACCGTCTAGACAATATTCGCGATTAATTGCTAAGACTGTCAAAGACCCAAACAGAAAAACATTTTATTATGGATGAGGCAATGGAATACAAAGAAAACGGTAAAGAAGTAGAATCTACTGTTAAGATTACCCGCAAACAATTTGAAGATGGTGGCTCTGAGGAGACTCGTGTAGAACAAGTTGAAGGTGGTTACATTATTACTAAAGAATGCCGTTATAAAGACGAAAAAGGAGAATGGCAGTGGAAAACAGAAAAGTCTGTAAGCACTGAAGATCCTACTCAAGAAAAAACACCAGAGGCTATTGCTAGCCGTTTAGAAGAAGCACTTAAAAACTTAATGTAATGTACTCAGGCCAACATGTTTCTTATAAAGCAATCCTTGATAAAGTTATCAGGGATTTCGGCTTTAACTACGATGTCCAAGAAGAAGAAGGAGTAGAATGGTTGGCCGAGTTTATGGCACACACTAATGTAGGTGTCACAATGGTTGAACAAATTGCTTATGTACATATATGTGATGGTAGAGGAGATCTTCCATTTGATTTATATAAAATTGGACAAGTAGCTCAAATACAAGGTATTGATAGTGTAGAAGAAGCTGAATGTGGTAAAGGTTCTATGTATCCAATGCGTTGGAAGACTGATTACTTTCATAAACGTTATCATTTAGATGATAGAGATTACACATCACAGTCCGCAGAGACTTATACTGTTGGCCAAGGATATATTTTTCCTTCTTTTGATAGCGGTTTTGTAGCAATCTCCTATAGTGCTATTCCTACTGACGATTGCGGTTATCCTACTATTCCTGCAGAACAGCAATGGTTAGAAGGTGGAGCTCACTATGTTGCGTACAAAATAGCACGCAAACTCTGGATACGCAATGAATTAGCTGCTGATAAGTTTCAAATTATTGAGCGTGATCGAGATTGGTATTTTGCACAAGCAGTTAACCATGCTAAACAATGGCAAAATGTTGACGAAGCAGAAAGTGTTAAAAATGCTACTGTACGCACTATTCCTGCTATGCAGGATCATGCTAGCTTCTTTGCTAATATGCAGCTTCCTGAGCAACGTAAGTTCCGTCCTAAAGCTGGTTCGGCTCTTATTTCTACAATTCATACACTAAGCGAAAACGCACAAGGTCCTAACCCAGCTATCTAATCATGAAGCAACACGCAAATAGTTACCAAGGGATGAATAAAGATACGGCCTACGATAGTATAGCGCCGACTTTTTATATAGATGCATTAAATGTTCGAATTACTACAACTCAAGGAGAATCATTAGGAGGATTTACTAATATTAAAGGCAACGAATATGCTTTTAGTTTGCCTTTAGACAGTGACCCTCCAGGAACATGGACAGCAACTAATCCAGTAATTATTGGTTATGCTACAATTCGTACTAGAATTATATTATTTGTTGCAGATGATTCTGGTACTAAAGGTTGGATTTATGATGTACAATATAACCCCGCTGATAGTACTATTACTTCAGGTCCTACATTATTGTATTACAGTGCAAATCTTAATTTTAAAAAAGAGTGGCCAATTGAAGCATTAGGTCGTTATGAGTCTGAGAATATTCAAAGAATCTATTGGACAGACTATAATAATTTTTTTAGATCCGTAAATACTAAAGATGTTAATCTTGCTACAACTCCAGTAGGATTAATAGATATTTTTCCTGATGTAATATTTACACAACCTTTAATTACAGGTATAACTAGCGGTGGAGGATTAATTGGTGGCACTTATCAAATTAGCTACAAGCTTATTACTTCTGACGGAAAAGAAACTTTAGTAGCCCCTCCAAGTAATATAGTACACATTGTATCTGATGCAGAGAGTGGTAATTCTTATACGTACAATGGAGACCCAACACCTATTAATACAGGTAAAGCTATTACTATTGAAATAGATACTACAAACTATCAAGATTTTTATAAAATAGAATTTTTATCTATTTACAAATCTTCTGTAACTGCTGCGCCAGTAGTAACAAGTATAGAGCAAGTTACTCTTGATGGTGCAAATACAATCTCTATTATTTATACAGGAACAGAAAGCTCTTCTTATGATGTAGAACTATTTGATTTTATTACTAAAAACTATCAGTTTAAAACGCCTAAAACTATTACTCAAAAAGATGGGTCTCTAGTCATTGCTAATATTAAAGAATCTTTAGTAAGTATTCAAGATTTATTAGCACCAGGTGAAACATTTGATGCAAAAACAAGACGATATAAATATAACGGTGGTAGTCCAATACCTCCTTATACACCAGGTACTGCAACTAACGATTTATTAAATGCTTTTAATGTAGACTATAACTCTGATGCACACTGGAATAATACTTGGCATACAAACAGTCAATATAGATATAAGTCTGACGGACTTCGTTTAGGAGGACAAGGTCCAAACATTTCTTATACTTTTCACTTAGAACAATATACTATAGATTCTACTCCTATGAGTGGTTTTGGATTACCAGGTGTAACTCAAGTACCTAGTACTCCAGATTCTCCAGCACATAATCTAAATGATGGATATGGAGATTACGCTAATACTACTTTTCCTAACTATGCATCGCCCTTTATTTCAGGATTACTGCGTGGTTATAAACGTGGAGAAACTTATAGATTTGGAATAGTATTTTATACTAAAAAAGGAGAAGCTAGTTTTGTTGAATATATTGGAGATATCAAATTTCCTGATATTTCTGAAAGAGATAGTGTTACTAATAACTCAGGCACTACTCACTGGCCATTAAGTATTCCTGGAACAGGTGATACAACTTACGGTTATGCTATGGGTATTAAATTTACTCTTGATTTTTCTACTTGTCCTAGTTTACTTAACGAAGTAGAAAGCTATCAAATAGTAAGACTTAAAAGAGATATAGCAGATACTAGAAGAGTGTCTCAAGGGATTCTTAAAAACTTTTATTATAATCCAGTAATATCACCACCATCAGGATCAGATTTTGATTTACAAGTAGATGGAAACGGTAATGTGCTACACTTATATCCTTTTTATCCAGAAGGTTCTGGACCTTATACTATTTACGATAATGGATCTTTTGCTGTATTTGGTGACACTAGTTATGTACCACAATTTGCAGATTTTGAAAGATTAGGAAATTATGTAAACTTTTATTCCCCCGATGTCTCTTTTAACAGTAGTAACATATCTAGTATTACTAATATAGGAAGTAACCCATGTTTACTTGTTACAGGAGCTTTAGGAACATTTGTTTCATATACAGATTCAGAAGATTACAGTGCAATAGGACTTTCAGATAATTGTATAGACACAAGAAAGCAATTTAGAAAAGTATTTCCTGTAAACTTTAATTCTGTACAAAATATTAGAAAGTGGCAAATTAACCAACTATTCCGCATGGAAGACACTAGTGATTATACACAAAAAGTAACGCCTTTATTTGGTAGCTATTATATGCGTAATTATTGGTGTATGGATGACTATGAAGACACAGCAGATCCACAAGTAAATCCTAATAGGCCACAGCAAGGAATTAATAACACTCGACCTGAGTTTTATAAATCAGGTTCTAGTATAGCAGGAAAAATAGGCAGGATTACAGTAGACTTTTTTACTGGTAATCCTGTACCTACTCCACCATCTGTAGATTACTTTGCAGCACCATCTTTTATCAAGCCGTTAAATTCTTCTACATATGCTCCATTAACAGATTATGAAAATTATTATCCTATCATAGATACTTTATTGCCAAAGCTTGAAGTATATGGAGGTTATACATTAAATAGTTTAGAGTCTAATAAATTTATTCCTGCATCTCCATTAATTGATGTAGCAAATACTTCTCCTGTAGTTTTTGGAGGAGATACATTTATTAATATGGCAGTTATTTCTACAGGATTAATAGAGTTTAATAAAGATTTTTATGCTGCTAATGATTTGTACCGTAAGAACAAAGCACAGACTCAAGCATTTCCTATAGAGTCTACTATTAATATAGACTTAGATTACGGCGCCAATATTCGTACTAATGTTAAATATGAATTTGATACAGAACGCAGCGTAATTCTTAGACAAGAAACTAATAATGCAGAAGCAGCTTATGCTAAAGTATTAGACATGTATCAATACAATTTTGTTTACTCTGCAGAAAAAGATGATGTTGGATTTTTTATAAAACCACAAAATTTAATCTATGGTGGTGCTAATGATATTAGGGCGTATTTGTCTAATGTAAAAATTAATGAAGAAGTTATCGACTCTTGGACAAAGTTTGGAGCTAATAACTTTTATGATATTGATGATTATGGTCCTATCAATAAAATATTAAACTGGAAGGATTTAGTATTTTTTATTCAAGACAAAGGAATAGGTACTTATACAATTAATCGTGCTGCTGTAACTACTACAGCAGATGGAGTACCGACACAACTTGGTACAGGATTAGGATTTGGTAAACATATTTATCATTCTAAAGTACATGGATGTATTCATCAATGGGCAGTTGATGCTACAGAAATGGGTATTTACTTTTTTGATGCTTTTCATAGAAAAATATTTACATTACAATCACCTGGAGAAGGTAGTCCATTAAGTCTTCCTATTTCTGAAGTAAAAGGAATGCACAGTTGGTTACAAAATTTACCTGCTGGAGTATTCTTACGTAAAGAAAATAATGGAGACAATCCTATTAAAGGATACGGAGTACATATCACAAAAGATGTAATTAATGATGAAGTATTATTTACTTTTTTAAGTAAAAACTTTATTAAAAGTCTTTTGCGTAATACTTCTTATGCAATGGAAGACATTATATTATATAATGAGGTTTACTACTATGTAGTTAATGAGTTTACAACAGGTAATGATACAGGAACAAACGTTAACTTACTTTATGCAAATAGTATAGAAGCTACGGAAAATCAAGTATTTAATTCTAACACACTTGTGTATGACGAATTAGCACAACAGTTTTCTTCAAGATATACTACTACTCCACCGATTTGGATTAATAACGGTAACATTTTAATGAGTCCTGATCCACTTGCTAATAAAAAAGTATTCACAAGTAATAAAGGATCTTGGGGTGTATTCTATAATCGTTTAGCTTCTACAGAATTAACGTTAGTTATTAATCCTGATGCTGATGTAAATAAAGTTTTAAGAACTTTAGAATTTAATTCTATAGTTAGAGACAACAATAAGATTATAGATCGTACACAAACATTAACAGGTTTTAGAGTTTATAACCAATATCAAGATACAGATATAGTACCATTTAGTCCTGAAAGATTTAAACGCAAGTTTGATAAATGGCGCTTAAAAATTCCTAGAGATCAAAACAGTAATGTTCGACAAGGACGTCTACGCAGTACTTATTTTATTGTAACTTTATATTTTGATAATTCTTATGATAAAGAACTTATCATGAATAAATTAGTGTCGTACTTTGATTACCAAATCTTCTAATGAAAAAGACTCCTAAAATATTGCCTACGTACTACAAATCACCAGGTACGCCAATCTTTAGGGACACTACTGCTTTACCATTTGCATTAGGTGGGCCAATAGAAGATGAGCCAGGTACGCCTCCATCATGGAATCGACCGCAACTTTCTGAAGAAAGAATTGCAGCATTAAAAGCTTTTCACGGTGATAGTATTTTTGCTTCAGCTAATCCAAATGATTTATTGTTTTATGATTTAAACAAAGAAGCAATAGATAATGCTACGGACTTTTCAGCGTTTTTAGATCCGAGTGCTTCTGTAAGTAAAAGCTTTAAAGAAGCTCCTACTACAAAAGATATTAAAATAAGACTGGGAAAAGGATGGGCTCTTGATACTAAAACGGGAGCATATTTTAAAGTACCAGAAGAATTATATAAAGAGATTGTAACTCCAAAAGAAGAACCAATGGAGACAATCAAAACATTAGACCCAGCGTTAATTGATAGAAAACCTTTAGGTTCTTTAGTAGTACCAGAGTTTCCAGCATTTCCTACTTATCAGATGCCTGGGTACATGAAGTCTTACAACTTTCCAACAGTAGGTAGATATACTCCTCTAGCTGCTAAAGCAGTACAAAAAGCGACGGGATATGATAGAAACTTTATGGAAGGTTACTACGATGAAAAAGGTAATTTTATTCCTGGAGAATTGCAAAATGCACAAGAGCAAAATAGAGCTCCACAATTTGTAGGAGCTAGTTCTTTTAAAGATATGTTAGCTCAACGAGAATATCTTAAAACATTACAACAAACTAGAGGATATGCTCAAGGAGGTAGATTAGCATTTGAGCCTAGTGAATACGGTTCTGATCCTAGAGAACATTATGCTGACGGAGGCCCAATCTATACATACTCTAAACGTCCAGGATCTTATTACCAAAGAACACCAGAAGGTTGGGCTATTAGTAATGCTTCTACAGGAAATCAATATGTACCTATTAATGATCCAACAGGAGAACGTGCTGCACTATTAAATAAATATGCAACTGTATACAATGCACCAGTACAAGGAGCACCTAAACCTGTTATGAATCAAGCAGTGTGGAATAAAGCACAGCAACAAGGAGAGCAAGATTTAGCAGCAAAACAATTTGTTGCTAATGTTCATAAACAATCAGGCACTTCAGGTTTATATATGCCTGACGGTTCGTTAAAGCCTCAAGCAGCACAAGCTGCAAATTGGGTACCTCAAGCAATAATAGGTGCGCCTATAGCTGCAGAAGTTTTAGGAGCTGCTGCAAGTATTCCTTTAGGTGCAGGAGTAAATCTTGGAGGTGTAGTAAATGCTGCAGGACTTGTTCATGGAGCTACTCAAATTGACAACAGATATCAAGATTGGCAAGATGTTGCTGCAGGTAACATGGATTGGAAAGAAGCAGCATTAAAAACAGGACTTACAGGCTTAGATTTTGCGGGAGCAGGAATACCAATAAAAAATGCTAACAATATTATTAAGTCAATGAATGCGCCAACATTTACTAAAGGCAAAACTTTAGTAAGTGCACCTGCCGCTAAAAAAGTATTAGGTACTATTGATGAGTACGGTGATTTTACAGATGCTTCTGGTGTTACTGTTTATGGAGCAAGTTCTCCAATTGGAGGCAATCCTGTTAAACTAAACAAACAATTACTTGATTCAGAAGCTCCAGCAATTAGTTTAAAAGATTGGAAAGAAGCACAAGAAAAAGCAATTGCTACTAATGAACGATTTATTATTCCTAAAGCAGAAGAGCAATTTTTAGTTAATAAATACGCAGATGAATTTTCTAAACAATTTAATATTCCTACTTATCAACTTAATCCTAAAGATGTAGGATTGTACGGAAAGTTAAAAGAGTTAGAGTTTATTCCTACAAGAGAAACAGTAAGAAATGCTGAAAGCGAATATATGCCAGCGCTTAGCAGAGAAATACATTCAGATTTTTTACAAACTCATAAACCAACATTAGATTTAACTAAAAAAGAAGAGCTAGTATTAGATGCTTATGCTAGAGGATACGATCAACTAATTAATACGAGAGAAGCAGAAAAAGTTGCTCCTTTTTATCAAGAAAAAATTGCTCCTATATTAGAGCAAAGTATTTTAAAAAATAAATTTCAACAACCTCAAAGTTTAATTAGAGGAACTAAAAATTTTGATATAAATAATGAGGGATTTGTTATTAGAAATGGAGAAACTTTACAAGATTTAAAATTTTCTGATTTAAAGGAAGGAGATCTTTTTGTTCCTAAATCTTTTACTAGTACTAGTGTAATAAAAGCTAAACCAGAAACAACTTTAGGATTTGAAGCTCCTTTAACAGGATTTACTCAAAGAGCTGAAAATTTAGATTATGTAATTAATGCTCCTGCAGGACAAAGTTATATGTATCCTAATGCAAGTAATATACAACATTTTCCACAAGAAATGGAAGTTATATTACCAAAAGATCTACAGTTTAAATTAGATCGAGTAGCAAGTGATGTAGAACGTGGATATCTTGGTAATGTCGATGATATACAAAAAGGTGTATTATATAAAGGATTTACAAAAATGCCTAATAAATACTTTCCTTCAATTTCTAGATTTGATAAAATAGTAGACCTTAAAGGAAATAAAATACCTAAAAAGAATATTTCTAATATGATTAATTATCATAATAGAATGCATCAACCTAGTATACCTAAATACTATTTTAGTATTGCTAACCCTTATTTATTTGGTGGTAGACTTAATAAAAACTGTTAACTTTATTCTTTAAAACGTACCATGGCTAAAAAAGATCTTATTAAACGTGCTGACGGCTCATACAGTCCACGAGGGCTATGGGATAATATTCGTGCTAATGCAGGTTCTGGAAAGAAACCTACAAAAGAAATGTTAGCACAAGAAAAAAAGATTAAAAATCAAATGAGTCATGGTGGTAAGATGAGTAGTTTTAAAGCTTCTAATATTCAAACTTACGCTGATGGAGGACCTATAAAACCTCCTAAATTTAATATTGCTTTTAATCCTTATGCTTACAATCCTAATGAATTAGTTGGTTACAAAGGTTACGGAAATTTATCTGGAGCAAATATTGAAGCTTCCACATTAGATTTATTAGGAAGACAAAATAAAGTTAATGCATTAAAAGTTCCTTTATCTGTATCAATAAATAAACTTTATGATCCTAATACTATTAATGATACTATTAAGTATGGATATGAAAGTACTAATATAGCATCTTCTGGTATACCTGCATCAGTAATGCAGAGTGAAGCACAAAAACAACTTGATTCTGCTTATCAACCATATTTATCTAAAACTCCTTTAGGATTTAATATTGAAACAGGTATAGCTGGTTCTGGTTTAAATCCTAATATTAAAAAACGAACTAAACATGAAATGATGCTTTCAGGAGGATATAATCCTTTATCTGGCTTTAATGCAGGTTTAAACACTAAAAGCTCTTTTGCATTAGGAAATGATTTTTATCGTCCGTTAAAAACAGGCGATTGGAGAGTAGCAGCAAATATTCAACCATTTGGTATGAGAGTTTCTCAAGCACCTGGTTACAGTGAAATGCAAGATGTAATACAACAAAATTTACAAAATACTGCACAAACAGGAGAATTTAATCCTAATACGCCAGGATTTGATGGATATTCAGGAAAAGGTTATGGAAGTGGATTACAAGTTACATCAGGAGCAGGGTTAGATGCAGAAGTAAAATTACCTTTAGGTACATTAATTGGAGGAGCAGGAATAAAATATAATAGAGCTGCTGGAGAAGCAGAACGAATAGCTCCTTCTGGATATTTAGGTTACTCGCTTTCAGGTGCAGAAATGTCAAAAATGGCATCTAAACTTCCTAAAATACCTATGCCAAATTTATCTCCTCTTACTTCATTTTTGGGAAGAGCAGATAAAGGCGGCGAAGAAAATTTACAAATACAAGGAGGAGATCCTTATGGAGATTTTGGTCCTAAAGTAAATGCTAGCCCAATAGATAAACGTTGGAATAAAAACGCAGAAGATATTTATGTACCATCAACAAAATCAGGTTCTAATGTAGAACCTATTATATATGACCCTAACGATCCAGAAGGATTGGGAGAAAATAACTTTAAACAAGGAGGCGCTATGAACTTTAAATCACCAGCCGCATACAAAGCATGGTTAGCATATGGACATGCTACAGGAGAATTTGAAAGAACACCAGGTAACCAAAAGGTTAGTATTGGTGGTAAAGCACATAATGTTAAACATGCTATGGGAGGCCATATGTACTCCATGGGAGGTCGAGCGTTTGCTGATGGCGGACAACTTACTGAATTTAATGAAGGAGGTTCTCATGAAATAAATCCGCTAGGAGGCATTCCACAAGGATTTGCACAAGATGGTAAATTAAATCTTGTAGAACAAGGTGAAACTAAACTTAATGCAGCAGATTATATTTTTTCAGATGAGATTAAAGTATCTAAAAAAACTGCTACTCTATACGATTTGCCTAAAGGAGATATAGGAAAAACATTTGCTGATATTTCTAAGAAATTAAATCGTCCAAATTCTCGTCGTGAAAATGATACTATTGAACAAGTTGCTATTCAACGTGATTTAGAAAACTTAATGCAAGCGCAAGAGCAGCAAAAAGAGTCTGAAAAACAAGCAGCTGTTGCAGAAATGCAATCTAAGTATCCTGATTTACAAATAGTAGATCAAGCAGCTATGGCGGACCAACAAGCAATGGCAGACGAGATGGCAATGCAGCAGCAACAACAAATGGCTCCTCCAGCAGGAATGCCACAAGAAATAGACCCAGCAATGATGCAACAAATGCAACAACAAGGTATAATGAGCATGGGGGGTAAGATGTATAACATGGGCGGTCATATGTACGGTGCAGGTGGAGGCATGATGGCTCTTCGTGGTATTGGTGCAGGTGCTTACGGCATCGGAGAAGGAATGTTAGATACTTTAACATTTGGTCTTACTGATAGCCTTACCGACAAAGGATACGAAAAACTATCTCAATTAGGAGAAGTAGACGACCGCCAAGCAGATCGTTTAGATGCAGTACGTGGTTTTGGCAATACAGCAGGAGCTATTACAAGTGCTGCTATCTCAGGAGGTGCTACTACTAAATCTGCAATTAGCGAGGGAGTAGAAGGATTAGCTAGCGGAGTTGCTGCTTTGCCAGGTACAGGAGAAAAAACAGATAAAGTAGCACAAGGTGTAGGACAATTAGGTTCAATGTACGGTACATTCTTTGGTGGTTCTCCAGATAAAAAAGTAATTCCAGAAGGAGCTCTTGAAGGAAGTAAAGCTGCTGCTAAATTAATGAACGCTCCTCAAAACCCATTTATTACTAAAGCGATGAATGTCGCAGGAAATTTCATGGCACAGGGAGGCTATTTAGGAGCACCTACTACTGGTATGTTTACTAATCAGTTTGCAGAAGGAAGTTCTTTAGATCCTATTACTGGACCAAAAGCTACATTTAATATTCAAGGAGTTCCCGTTAGTCTTACAATTGAGGAAGCATTAAATAATCCTATAATCCTTCAAAGTTTTATGCCAGAAGGAGCTGATGCAGATGGAGATGGAAAGTTTGACAGTCAAGATATTGAAATGGCAAAAGCAGCTTTAGAAGAACATTATGCTAGTTTAAGTAACCCTATTGATGTATCTACTACTGAAGTTGTTGCTGAAGAAGGAGATGATACTGATTTATTAGAAGTAGAAAAACTTGCACAAGAAGACGAAGCTATTATGAATGCTGCTGCAAGTAATGGTCTAGTAAAACCTGAAGGAATGAGTGATGATGAGTGGGCATCTGAATTACGAAAAATGCTCACTAAAATGGATAAAAAAACAGGTTTAGAATCTATAGAACAAAATCCTATTTTAGCGGGAGTTTCTGCATTACCTGCACTTTATAATATTGGTCGTGGTCTTTTTGGTAAAGTAAATCAATTAGATGTTAGCGACTATCAGTCTCGTGCTAAAATTTCTCCTTATGAAATGAACGTAGATCCGCAATTAGCAGCAGTCCGCAGTGCTTATGGTACTGCAATGCAAGCTGCTAAAAATGCAGCACCTGGTGCAGGAAGTTACTTAGCTACATTAGGCAACATGGCTAATATGCGTCAACAAGCTATTCGTGATATTTATGCACAAAAAGAAAACTTTGACAAGGCTCAAAAAATGGAAGCAGATAAATTTAATGCTCAAGTAGAGTCTAATAATATGACACAAGATTTAGCTATTCAACAGTATAATGATCAAGCTTTATCTGCTAGACAAAATATGTTAGCTGCAGGTTTAACACAAGCTAGTGAAATTGCTCAAGGATTATCTAGCACAGATTTACAAGAAAAATATTTGCAAACAATAGCTCCTGACTATGCAGGTAATTTTAGATATATAAGTATTGCAGATAAACTAAATGCAGCAGCTGCAGCACGTAGAGCAAATAAAGGTAAAAATTCATAATCATGGCAATTACTCCGTATAGTACTCCTACTCAATTTCAATATAAGCCTTTAAATTTAATGGCATTTGCAGAGCCATTAATGAAAATGCAGGAAAAATATGACTTAACAAAAGCTGCTATTGAAGAAGCTGATGTTAAAGCAACGTCATTAGAATTTCCTTATGAAAAGGAAAAGGCAAAAGCTTTAGAACAATTATATAGAACTAAACGAGATGAGTTAGTAACTAACTTAATGGAAAGTAAAAACTATACACAAGCTGCTAGTAAACTTAAACAGCTTAATAGATTATGGTTAGAAGATCCAGAACGTATTGCACTAGAAACAAATTATAAAACTTTTACAGAACGAGATAAAGAAGAAGCTGCTCGTGTAGCAAAAGGAGATATTACTAAGCAGCGATATTTGCAATGGAGAACCGACGAGCTCCGAAAATTTGAAAATGTAGGAGGTACTGCTTATAAAAGAGATGCAGAAAATCCTACAGGAACTTATAATCCTATTACTGGTAAAGTAGGAAGAATCACAGATATGCAAAAAGACTTTGACGATACTAAATATAAAGTCGCTAGTGCAATGAAAGCTAAAGAATGGGACGGAGCTTTAAGAACTTTAGGCATTGAACCTACTTCTCAAAAAGCTCAATTTGTTAAAAGTTCTTTTGAGCAATTAAAACCTGAAGAAATAGATCAAGCAGTAGAAGCTTATATGATGAGTCTTGATAGATTTAAGCCATGGCTTCAAGAAAACGCTGCTTATAACTTTAAAGATTATTTATATGCTAAAGATGAAGGCGCTTCTTTCTACAACTTAGCAAATAATTTAATTGATAAAAATTTATCAGCTAATGAAAGATTAATTAAAAAAGCTGAAGCAGATAAAAAAACTGATACAGAAGAATACCAAAAACTATTAGAAACTAAACAGCTTTTATTAGACCAAAAGAATAACCCTAATCCAGATATTATTCAAGCTTTATATACAAGAGATTACATGGCTAATCAATATGATGCTGCTGAGTTAGGTCAAATTTTTAAAGTAAATAATATAAGCACTGATTATTCTTTCCAAGCAATACCAACTAGTGGATCAGGTTCAGGAAAAGATTTTACATTAGAAGGTACAGTAGGTAGAACTACTCCTACTACTAAAGAATTAGTAAGTGTAGACTTAGAACAAAATAGATATTTAGCAACTAAAAGCTTAGTACCAAATATTACAAAAATTAATAATATCGCTGGAGGAAATATGAGAGCTCTTTCAATGGGAGCTAAAGGTTCTGAATTGCGTAAAAATATGGAAGCTAACCCAGCAATGGCTGTTGCACGTCAGCAACAAATTTTTGCTATCTTCCAACAATCTAAAGATGCTACTGATTTCCACAGAAAATTATATAATGCAGGATTAGCTACTGGCATTAAACAAAGTACTTCTGCATCTGTATTTAATGAGTTAAGCAATACTAAAACTGCTCAAATGGTAGGCACAACTCTCGAAGGAATGCAAGAAAACTATAATCGTTTTAGAGATGCTGACGATCAAATTAAACAAATTGCTGGCAGTGTTACTTCATTAAAAGGATTTAAAGAAGAAATACAAACATTAGGAAAAGAAAAAACTTTAACTGATGTAGGTACTGTAGAAAAGTTAGCAAAAAGTTGGGGAACAACAGTAGAAAAATTAATTGAAAGTGGAGTAGTAGAATATACTCCTTCTCGTTCAGCTAAAGAAACTTACATGCCTGCAGAATACAGGCTGTCAGCTAATAATATTGCAAAAGCTTATGGCTTTAAAAGTCTAACAGAAGCTGTAGAAAACGGGTTTGATTTTTCGAGAGCAGGTTCTAAAGAATTAGGTGGTACAATTAACTTAGCTAAAGATAAAGCATATAAAGAAAATTTTTCAGGAAATGAAATGGGTTCCCGTATTGTAGGAGATAAAGTTGTAGATGCTGCACTAGGACAAGAATTATTAAATGCTAGTGAACTAACTAGATTTGCTCCTTTAACAGGAAGAGGTTGGGCAAATGTTCCAGGATTTGATGAAGAAGGAAGAATGGCAGGAGGTACTAAATTAGCAGAAGGTAAAACTCCTAAAATTGGTATGCGTGGTAATGTAGTATTTATGGAGATACCTTATACTTATAAAGATGAAGATGGAGACACACGCTCTAATACTGTTGAAGTAATGGCTAAACCTGGACAAGAAGCATTATTTGAGAAAATTTTACGTAGAACGGCTCAAATGAACTATCAATTAAAAGATTCTGATCCATTGGCAAATCAAACATTTCAAACAACTGCAGTAGGTCTTTATAATTTAATGACTAGTAGTAGCGTAACAAGACAAAGTGCTGAAGCAGCTGAAGTAAATAATACTAATAGAACTGCAGTACTAGAAACTATTCCAACAGGAGAAACAGGTGTAAATATTAGATTAGTTAAAGAATATGTAGGCAATAACGTCGATCCTATTTATAAAGCTTATGTTATTAGTCCTGCAGGAAAAGTTGATACTGGATTAAAGTCTAGTGATATAAACGGTTTAAAGGTACAGATTGCAGAACAGAGGTACTTAAAGTAATCACAAAATTATTACTTTTACATAAAAGTTTTTGCTATGCCTAAAAATACAACGCCTCCTATTAATAAACTTCCAGATACTTCAAAACTTGATAGTTTAATACAACAAAGTAAAAATGAAGCTATTAAATCAGGAGTTCTTCCTGATTATGAAAAAGCACAAGAAGAAGCTGGAGGCAGGATAGCAGGGTACAGTGGAGTAGATGCAATGTATAACATTGATTCTCCAGATTTTTATGATGCATATGAAGACTACATAGATCGTAATACATTACGTGGAGGACAGTTTGATACAGATTTTCTTAATACTTTAAGAGCAGAAAACCAATCTAATTGGGAACAAGCAGGAAATGCAATAGGTAGACTTGCTGTAAATATAGTGCCTCAAATTATTGGAGGAGCTGCAGCTATGTTAGATCTTCCTGGGTATTTTAGTGCAGAAGAAGCAGCAACTAATTCTATTGTTAATTGGGCAGATAGTATTAAAGAAAAATCTAGTGAAGCTTTACCTATCTATGAAGAAAATCCTAGTGGTTCAATGCAACTTGGAGACTTTGCATGGTGGATGACACGAGGCGAAGGTCTTGTAGAATCTATTACTGCATTTGCTGCTACAGGTATGGGAGCAGGTAAGTTAGCATCATTAGGAGGTAAAGCATTAGCTCGTGGTTTAGCAGCGACTGTAATGGGAGCAAAAAATGCTAAAACTGTAGGAGGTGTAGTAGGCCAAGTTGGTGCAGCTACTATGATGAACCAAGCAGAAGCTGTTATTGAAGCTACCCAGGTTTATAAAAATACTTACCAAAATTCTAGAGCTAAAGGTAAGAGTGACACAGAAGCAAAAGAAGATGCTGCAAGAGCTGCTGCAACTACAATGAATATTAACCGTGCTAATATTCTTCTAAATCTTACATCTGCAAAAGCATTCTTGACCCCAATGAAATCTACCCGTAACCTTCTTATTGCTCCTACATTAGGAGCTACTTTAGGTAAAGTAGGATTAGAAGCAGGGCAAGAAGCTTTAGAAGAAACTGTTAACCTTGTCGCGCAAAAAGCTGGAGAAGCTAAAGGACGTGGTGAGAAGGATTACATGAAAAAAGGTTTTGAAGCTATTAGTACTATGGAAGGCTTAGAAGCTGCTTTTTTAGGAGCTATAGGTGGAGCAGGACAAACTGCTATTACTTCAGCTTTAAGGTCTAGTAAATATGGCCCAGGTGCTACTCTTGATGAAAATGGTAACAAAATTAGTTATAACGAAAATCTTCGTCAGCAATATCAGAGACAGCAAAAAGTAATTGAAGAACTTAAACAAAACGGAGTTAAAGTTACTGATGCTTTGATGAATATCAACGAGCGCATGCAATTTGAACAAGAATTGTTTGATGCTGCAAATCGTGGAGATGATGCTAAAGTGCAAGAGATTCGAGAAAAACTTTTTGAAAACACTGCATTAAAAGCTTTTCAATCTGGTACTACAGATATCTTAGAAGAGCAACTTAAAGAAGAAATGGCTAAGGATCCTGCAGAAGTAGGTCCTGAATATTTAGCTAATGCTAAAAAAGCTTTAGAAAATTTAAAAGAATTAGAAGAAGTCTATAATAACTTTGAAGAGTATAAAAACGCCGATGAGATTTTTTATAACCGTGCAGCCAAACAAAGATTAGACCGTCAAGCAAATACAACAGGTACTCTTACTAAGAATGCTCAAGTTGCTTACGCACAAAAAGTGCGTGACATTGCTCAGAAGTATAAGTTTACGGAAGAGTACGATCAGATTGATAAAGTAGAAGGTGTTGAGGTAAAACGTACTCCAAAAAAGAAAGAAGTTCCTCTTAACTATGTACTTAGCGATATTGAAAATAATCAAGGAGATACTAAAGAGAACCAAAAAACTTACAACAAGTTTTTAAAAGAAGTCAAAAATACTCCTGAATACGAGCAGTATGAAGGTTATCAAGGGCAGGAAGAGCTATTAAATAAATTAATAGAAAGCAATCAAGAAGAGTTTACTACACTTACTAGTAGAAAATATCAACAAGAATATGAAGCTAAACAAGCTAAAAAAGAATTACTTAAAACTCTTAATGCTGAATTAGTTAACGCACAAACTATTCCTGATGTAGAAAAATTAATGGATCAAACTGACGATGAGCAGTTTAGACAACTTGCAGAAGCAAAGATTGATACTATCAAACAAAGTAATGCGGCAGCTGCAAAAAGAAAGCAAGTCGAACTTACAATGCAACAGTTGCGTTCTAAAATTAATGCTTCTACAGATGCAAACTATGATGAAATCCAAAAAGCAATAGATGATGCAGAAATAAGTCAAAATAAAAAAGATCAACTTCGCATGGAGTATTCTGATCATTTAGAGCGCTTAAAGAATCCTACTGCTCCTCCTAAGAATCCACTTGATCAATTTCAACAAGGTAATGAAACTGAAGAACAAGAAACAAAAGATGCTAACGATCAGAACAACAAAGACACTGAAACAGAGCTTCCTGATGGATTACCTGACCCAAAAAATGAAGCAGACCAAGCTTCTAAGCGCACTACTAATGCTGCAGAATCTCTTAATCAAAACGACAAGACTTATTTAATAGGCCAAGACGTCAATGGTAATTTAATTTATAGCTACGATAGAGCTGCAGAAGGACATAATCGTGCAGCATTTTTATCAAGAGATTTTAATCAAACTGCAGAAATACTTACTGTAAATCGTGAAGAGTTTACTGATCAACTCGAAGATAATCAATTAGTACTAGACCCTGATGCATTGCAGCCAGGTACTAAACTAATTATGACTATAGATACTGAGTATGAAGGAGAGAAATACGATCCTAAAAGTAATACTCGTGAGACAATAGCATGGCCATTACGTTTAGCAGAGTTACGTCAGATTGCTGAAAATCGTAACATTCCATTAAACCAATTGCCAGAGTATATTGCTGAGGTTCCTATTAAAGTTACTCTTGAGTCAGGAGAAACTGTATTTTACGTACACGATAACTCTTGGTACAAGGCGGAAAACTTAGACAATACACAAGAAGCAATTGCTGAAGACCGACAAAAAAATTACTTAATCCGTAAATCTATTGTAGAAAAAGGAACTGTTAAATCTAAAGTAGATTATAAAAGTTTTGGTCGTTTGTTTAAAACTGCAGACGGAAAGTCTTTACCTCTTACAGAAGCAATGCCTGATGATAAGTTAATTATTGCTGTAGGTAAAGACGGTGAATATAAATTTGCAAACTCTAAAGAAAATCTACTAGGCAAAAAAGGAGTAATCATAAATAAAGAAGATACTCAAGCAGGTCGTCCTTATGCTATAGTTAAAGTAGGTCCTGATAAATTTTTAGCTATTCCTTTAGAGCGTACTAAGTTAGCAGCTGAGGTTGTTAACTCTATTGTATTAGCGGTTGAAGCACATCTTACTGGAGATATTAACAATCCTGTAGTTAAAGCTATTGCTGATGCTACAGGTCACGATATCACAGACTCAGTAGGGTTAGCTAACTATGTTAATCAATTTACTTATATTTTTCCTGCTAAAGGGCAATCTATTGAGAATTTATTAATGCAAGGCGGTACTAATAGTGCTCTACCTTCTACTACGCCGTTACTGTCTATTACTAAAACAGGTATAGAATTCGGCCGTCCAGGCATTATGATGAACAAATACGTCCAACAAGATGGTAGTGAAGTCCAACGATATGGCGTAGTAATCTCTAGAAACTTTGAAGGATCAAATTTTGGTAAAAGATTAAATGCAGAAAATCTTACAAAGCTTACTAATGTGTTAGCACAAATGGTAAGTAACGTAAGAATTGAAGCTCTACAAGAAAACACTCCTGCTGTAATAGTTTTAAATAGAGAAGGAGAAACAGAGACTCTAAGTTACTTAGATCAAATTAAACGTTCTACTAAGAGTAACGTAATCTCTGCTAACATTGGCACAGAAGATAAGCCTAAATGGGTTTATACTATTCAGCCAACTATTCTTTTTGATACTAAGTTTGCTGGTAAACTACAGACACAAAAGCTTAATGCTAATCAATTGCCTAAGCCTGCACCTGTTGCTTCTACAGCTACACCGCTAAGTGCTCCGCCAGCAAGTCAACCTGCTGCACCATCTACTAATATAGAAGCTAAAAAAGCTGATATAGAAAGAAAAAGGCAAATAGAAAAAGATGTTCCAGATAGAGCAAGAATATTTCTTGCAGCTTACGAAGCTCAAGAATTTTTTCCTAATGAAACTAGAGAAGAACTTGAAAAAAGATTACAAGAAGAAATTGATACTATTAATTTATTAATTAGAAAGTTAAAAGAGAAGGGTGTACCAGATGAAAAAATAATTAAACAAGTTAAAGATTATATATCTAATGGTAATAGAGTTATAAGTAGAAGACAAGGAGTTTCAGATTTTGTAACATATTTAGTAGAAAATAATACACAAATTTCAAGAGAAGAAGAAATTAATGCTAAATATGATGCAGAACTAGCTGCTTTAGAACAGCCTGTTGCTACACAACCTACAGTTCCTACTTCAACACCTGTTGCAGATACTGTTACTGAAAATGCTGAGCAGATTATTTCTCAGATGTTAGAGTCAGTAGCTCCTGAGTCTATTGTTAAAACTTTAGAAGGATATATTCAAAATTTAGGAGACGGTACTTTTTTAAAGACAGAGGAAGATGCTATAGCTAACGGCTTTGAGTCTAAGCAAAATGCTGTAGACAGTTTTAACAAAGCATTAGAATTATATAAAGCCCGTTCAACACAAAACACAGGCAGTATTACTTTACCTAATGGATTAACTATTAAAGTAGACGGTAATACTAAAGACAGCACTGATATTTCAGAAGATACTTTTGATGATGCTTTGGCTACTATTGAGCCCGATCAAGTAGAAACTATTGTTGCTGAAGCTAGAGAACTACTATTAGAAGGCGTTAGCCCACGTACTCAAGAATCTTTGCAATCTTATATTGCTGCAGACATCATGAAAAGAGCCTTAGCTCTTAAAGAAGTTGGTGGCAAAAAAACTTTAGAAACTCTTCCTGTATTTGAAGAACATAAAGAATCTTTAAAACAACTAGCAGATTTTTATAGAAACAATGGTTTTCCTAAAAAAGCTGCAGTACTAGATAAAATTGTCGATCAATTTCCTAAACTACAAAGTTTAGTAAACCAATACATGAGTGTACTTTCTACAGGACGAGTAGACGAAAGTATGGACCTCGATGAAAGTGAAGAAACAGTAGGTCTAGAAAAGACAATTTACTCAGACGACTGGGCGTTTACTATTAACTCAAAAGCTACAGCAAGTGCCGATTTACGTAAGTTCTTTGCATTTGTTGAAGCACGTGATGCTAACGGTGCCGTAATGACTAATGAATTAGGTTTCCCAGAAATCATTCCTTTTGATCAAGTTTACGACACTCTCCATATGTTATTGGCAAATAAACCTGCCGACTTAGATATAATGTTAGATACTTTAGGATTATATACTGAAGCATTCCCATGGTTACAAACTGTTATTGACAACATAGAAAATTCTCCAGAAAGAATTAAAAATGAGTTTGTATCAGATATGGCTAAACATCATATCGGTATGAAGTTTATTATGTGGAATAAAGATCAATATGGTAATTATTCTCTACAACGTTGGTCAAGTAATTCTAGTGCTATGGAAGAGCGCCTCAGAGATTATTGGGGTAGCAATCTTTTAAAACCAGGTAGTAATCTTATTTTAGTTAACGAAGCAGGTGATTATATATACAATAAGGAAGTAGTAGATGATATAGTAACTATTGCTTCTGAATGGGAAAAAAATCCTAAAGACGTAACAAATGAAGAATTAGCTAAATGGTTAGGTAATTTTGGTATTGTACTGTCTGATGCTACTTATAAAGATTTACGTGCTGGTAAATACAACAATTCTGGCCGTAAATCTTGGGAAGCACTCTTTAATACTAGTTCTGGGTTAGTAAAAGTACTAAAAGAAGAACTTAAAGCTATTGCTAATAACCCCGATAAAATAGCTGATAAGTCACTGTTAAAAGATTCTGCAATCAAAGCATTATCTAAATTAGAAGCAATTAATACTGCTAGTAATTTTAGTAATTCTTTCCGTGCAGGTACTAAGACTATTTATTCTTACGGTAACAATAATTATCTAGTAAATCGCATGCGCGATCTTACTAGTTACGACAGTGATAATAAAAAGTTTATTAATCAAGACTTAATTGACAAGCTTAAAAAAATCTCATTTACAAGAGATAGCTTATGGTTGGCAGCGCTTACTCAAGATGGAGAAACAGGAGATTTAATGAGAAGTTCTTTAGGTATAGACTATCTATCTCTTGAAGCACTTAAACGTCAGTATACTAAGTCACAAGAAGACCGTAAGCTAAACAAACTTACTGTCGACGAACATGAGTTAGTAAAACTAGGTATGTTCTTTAACGGAAGCAAACAAGTTGCTGACGGTAAGACCTACAGAAAAGTTTCTTATTTCTATCCTACAATGTCGGATAAGACTACGATGTTAGTAGTCAATGCTTTAGCCCAACAAGTAGTTGTGACGCCAGGAGGTGTTACTGATGCTAACTTAGAAAGTCTTTACCAAGCAACAGTACAGCCAGAGATTAACAGAATCCGTGCCGCAGTGTTAGAAGGCAAGTCAGATATTGCAGGATACGAACCTGAATATTTTTATTTCTTCCCAGCATTAAACGATCTAATGGTAGAAGTAAACGGCACTATGCAAAACTACAGAGACCTTGTTCGTTCAGGAAATGATGCTGTAGTTAACCCAGAAGTTAAACAAGCTGTATACGACTACTTACAAGAAACTCTTAACACTCTTGTAGATAAAAAGCTAGAAGACTGGAACAATCTTGGAATTGGACAAACTATAAAAGACGCTAAAGGACGTGTAACTGACAAGTATACTTTCTTAGACTCTGCTTACATGTCCAACATTGCTAAAGGTGTAGGAGAAGCTGCTAGAGTACGTTTTGCTGCTACAGATTATGTATTTAACTCTCTTATTGCTAACAGCGAAATGATGAAGTTGTTTACTGGAGACCCTGCATTATATGCTAAGTTTAAAGATGGTAACACTACTTTAGAAAATCTATCAGCAACTTTTATCAATATGGGTAAACGTCTTGCTGGAGATATTGCACCAGGATTAGAGTTGGCAGATAGTGCTAACAATAAATACTTACAAGTATTCTTACAAGATAAAAAACTTAAAAGTAATAACCTTAAAGATTCTGTACAAAAAGAATTTTTTGAAAAGATTAACAAAGATTACAGTGACGGCAAAAAAGGTTATGGAGAGATAGAAGGATCAGATGCTCAGGAATATACTACTTGGAAAGAACACCTTTATGTATTAAACCAATTAGGACGTCTTACTGATTTCCAATATAATACTATTAACAAAAAACTAACTCAGCAATCTGCAGGTGTTATAAATAACAACACAAAACTTACATATGAAGAACTAGGACTAGTAATGCAGCCTATGAAACCTGTGTATGTTGGTAACATGACAAGTGTAGAAGACAATGCAGACCGCCGTGTATACATTAAATCTTCGAGTTTTCCACTTATTCCACAGTTTACTGCAGGCTTACAAATAGATAAAATTCGACAAGGATTAGAAAAGTACGAAGAAAGTATATCTACTGAAATTGGTCCAGATGGCCAACCTAAATTTATTAGAGCATCTTTTGGCACTGCTAATAAAGTAGGTGCTGTTGCTAGTGAAATTAAAACTTTTGATGACAACGGCAATGTTGTAGATAACTTTGAAGTTAAACCTGAAAACACTTTAGTACTAGATCGTAGCAACTTTAGAATTCAGCAAGATGTACCGTATAAACGAGAAAAAGCTGAAATCAACGTAGGTACCCAAGAACGAGCATTACTATTTGTAGACTTGTTAGATGTTCAAGTAACTAAAGACAAAACAGGTAAAGACCTAGTTAAAGAATATAACAGTGCTTATCAAGATTTATTTGAGTACAATCAGAAAAAACTTGCTAAACGTTTAGGTCTTTACGAAGAAATTACTGAAGACAATGTTCTAGAACAATTTAATGAAGTAGAAGCCGATCCAGAAATGGTTGAGAAGATAGCAGAAAAGATGGATGCTATCTCTAAAATCAAATCGCCGATTAAGAAACAGACTGCTTTACAAGAATTTGAAGATGAAATAGGTGCTGATAACCTAGAAAGAATTAACTTTATAAATCAAAACTTTGATAAAATCGTTGAAGGCTTAGTAGACTCTAAGATTAATTACTTCTTCGACGAGAATGACCAGTTTAAAAATTGTGATTAATGGAAAAGCTACTTACCGATATTGAACAAAAAGAACTCAATAAATTTGGCCGTCTAGAGCTTACTGCTTCTCATACGTATTTGCATTTAGCAAATCGTATGAAGACTAATGGTTACTTTGGCGCTGAAAAATTATTTACTGAAGAGTCTTTAGGAGAACGAGATCATTATAATAAAATCGAAAAGTTCTGCAACGATTTAGGCGGAGAACTTTCTACTGATGCTTTAGATGCTGTGAAGTGTGATTGCACAGATGTTAAAGGTGCTTTAGAGATGGCATACGAAATGGAGCGTGATTTGCTTATGGCATACGAAGAATCTGCTTGCAAAATGGATCTTTCTCTGAAAGTAAGATTGTTACTACAAGACTTTACTACTCATCAAGTAGGAGCAGTAGGTGAGTACATGGATTTACTTGCTCGTTTAGCGCTTACTGATAACATGTTGTTGTTCGATCAAGAACTACTTAATAAATAATTGCTATGGCTTGTCAGTACTTTGTAGGAGGTCGTTGGGTCTCTGAAAATGAATTTAAGGCACTTTTAAATGAAGGCCTTTTAGATACTTTAGTTGCTAACGGTAAGCTGAGTCTTCCAGGATTTAAAAAAGATAGCTCTAAAGTTAAAGTTGCTGACAAAAAAATCATAGAAAGAACTACAATTCCTGCAGTTAAACTTGCTGAGATTCTTGCTCAAGAAATCAAAACTCGCCAAGGATATGCGCCTAACATGTTGTCTGCTTTAGAATTAACAGAAGACAAACAAAACTTTAAAATTCCTTTGTGGGCATCTCCTTATGCAGATAAATTTGAAAGTTTACTTACGTCACTCGTTAGTAATAAAGTAGTTAAACAAAAGTTTACGGGTAATTCTTATGTACTAGGCTCTGAAGAAGGGATTAAAATTAAAGAAGGTGATGCTGCAGCAGGAGATTTAAAGAATTCTGATATCGTATTCACAAATAAATTTGATGCTACTAAAGGCTTACAACCTTTGCGTGTAGATCCTGCAACAGGTAAAATGTTACCTGCTCAAATTATGATTCCATTTAAATTTCGTAATGAGCGTGGAGAAATCCTAAACATTGAGGAATTTATGGAAGTAGATGAAGATGGTCGCAAAATACTAGATACTACTAAAGTTCCTGAAAAACTGCTTCAACTATTTGGTTTTCGTATTCCTACACAAAGCCGTAACTCTATGTCTGCTGTAGAAATAGTAGGATTTTTACCAGAAGCAATGGGGGATTTAGTCTTAGCGCCTAGAGATTTTACTAAGCAGATGGGGTCCGACTTTGACGTTGATAAATTGTACACATACATGTACAATCATTTTTATCAAAATGGCAAGCTATATACTAACTTTCTATCTGATCCTAAAAAAATAGAAGCGCAGATTAAGATTGCTAAAGAAACTTTAAACGATCTACAAGAAAGATTAAAACTTTCAAAAGAAGAAAATAAAATACTAAGAGATTACATTAAGAATACTATAGACAGTAATGAAGAAAAAGATGATATCGATTCTACTTTGGCGTCGCAAGCTAATGAAATTATCACAAGAAGTTTGGATAAAAAATTTCTAGAGCCTGGTCAAATCGAAACATTAATAGATCGCTTATCAATCTTAAATCGTTCTTATGTAGCAGCTAAACAGAATAAGATCTTAGATATCCATTTAGATGTAATGACTAGTACTAACCCTGAAGTAATTGCTAGTATTATTGCACTTGATGGTTCTGGAGAATTTACAGGTCTAGCTGCAGAAGTAAATAAAATACGTTCCGAGAAGGGTGTAAACCCTACACCTGTTACTATTCTTTCTGATATTTATCAACGTACTAAATACATTAATGCAACAGCAGGTAAAGATGGTGTAGGATCATTTTCTCTTGATTCTACTTTTAATGCTAATGCACAAGGCAAAGATTTAGTTTATCAAAATCTTAATGACGAAGCGTATATAGAATTATTTGGTACACCAATGAATCCACGTATTCCTACTGCACAAGAGTTAGCAGAAGCTAATATGCCTGTAGCAACATTTGGAGAGTTTGTTTCTAAAGGAGATATGTCTAATCCATATACTCTTAAATCTCAAGCTCTTATTAATAGGGCTAAAGCAGAAAAACGTGAGCTTACTAAAGAAGAAAAAGAGTCTCTTAAATTTAAATCAGCAATTATTCGAGCACTACAGTCTACTGCAGTGGATAACGAAAAAGAGCAGATTCTTGATAAACTAAATATTAACTCAGATACTTTTAGCGCAATACGTGCTATGGTAATGTTTGGGTTTGAAGAAACAGATATAGCAGGGCTTATTACTCAAGACATCATTTGGGAGTACTTAGATCGAATAAAAGCTAATCGATCTACTACTAGTAAATATAATGCTAACTTCCAAGCAGAATTGATGCAGGAGCTTCGTAAAAAATACGACCCTGAAAATAAATTAACAGAAGCTTCTGAAAGTCAAATGTTAGCCTATGAAAAATTAGGTGACATGTCTGGAGAACAACTTTTAGAAAACCTAAAAGAGACTAAATTTAATCCTACTAAATCAACTGACTATAATATAGGACAGTTAATGATTTTAAATAAGTTTTTAAAACTTGATGGAATAGGTGAAGAAATTAAGAAAATACAATCAGCTATTAATACTGCATCTAAAGGCATTCCCAAATCTTTGTTAGAAACTAATACTAAAGTAACTCAGATTGAAAACCTTCCTTTATCTAATGTATTTAATGCAAATAGTCTACTAGGTACAATAGAAAATAAAGAGTTTGTACCAACAACTATTAGTGGATATGCTTCTAAATACGGAACTATGTTTGCTAATAATATTTACGCTCCATATTTTCCGTATAATACAGACGGATTTCAAACAATATTTAAAGAAGTTCTTAAACATATTCCTAGTGGAGATAAAGTAATTGCTAGCAGCACTAAGTTATCCGATGTACAAACAGAAATTTTCCAAGATATTAAATCTTACTTTTATTCTAATGAAGGAAGTAGTTTATTTTTAGGCAATCCAGATGAAGAAAGAGCAAGATTATTTATCGATAAAGAAGGTGAAAACAAAAGTCTTGCTACTATACTACAAGAGTTATCTACTCAACCTTGGTATCAAAACAATCAATTCTTAAACAAACTTACGTTTAACTTTAACAGTAACGGAGATGTTTCAAGAATTAACTTTGAGTCTAGTAATGCTGCTAATTTTGACGAGCGCAGCATTTATGCAGGCTTTGCATATTTGCTTTCTAAAAACGTTCCTCTAGGAAACTTTAACGGTATTGATTATACTACTAGACTTCTTGCACAAGATCTTATTACAGCGGCCTTCTTAGAAGGCGGTATACAAGGTTCTAAACAATACATGCGCTATATTCCTATTGGATACTTAAAAACTTTAGGATTTGGCAACTATCTGCAAGGAATTCCTTTTGATTTTGAACGTACTTTTGGTGGAATAGTTGACGATTTAGGCAACCCTATTTATAGCATGCCTAGTAGTTTTACTCGTCAATACATTCAAAATAATCCAAACCTTGCTAAAACAATATCTCTTGGCGACTTAAAAGGTAAAGTAACTACAGTTCCAGAATCATTTGAGTTAGATAAAGAAGCATTAGAAAGAAATTTTGTAAGTGTTGTAGATCCTGTATCTGGAGATATGACTGACACACAAACACATTTTTTAGCTATCAGAGATGATAATAAGAATAATAAATCTAAGTATGCATTATATGAGTTCGACGAGTCTACTCGCAGATACAACCGCATTCCTGTCTTACAAGGTACTTATGGTTTTACACAGTATAACTCACAGAATGCTGTAGTTGTTCCTGTTTATCAACCTAAGATTAAAGACAACAAACCAAGCGTAGTTGCTCCAGGTACCACAATTCAAGGTGTTCCTGTTAAACCTACTAAGACATTTGATCCTAATATTGTAAACAATCCTGTACAACAAACTCCACCTAATCAACTAGGTGTAGATACAAACATGTCAGGTAAACGAGCATTTGATGACCTAGTTGATAGACTACTATCCGATCCTACTGTTAGTACTACTAACAAATTACTTTTAGAAAAACTTCACGGTTTAACATTTCCAGAAGGATTTAAATTTGAGTTTGTAAAAGAAGCTGGTGTTCGAGGCAGATATGAATATGCAACTAAGACTTTATTTATAAATTTAAATCATCAAAATCATAAAACAGTTAACGATCTTGCTAATACTGTAGCACATGAACTAATTCATACTTTTACAGGAGAGGCGATTAGAGATTATCAGGCAGGTAGAATGGATAAACTTACTGCTGAACAAGTAAAGATTATTGATAACCTAAAAGCTTTACAGTTAAGTTATATTAATTATTTAGAAACTCAAGGAAATCGTAATGAGTTAAATGAATTTATAGAAAAATTTAATACTTGGGCAAAAGCAGACCCTGCTACAAGAACTCCTTTTACTACAGATAAAGGTTTAAGTAAATACTACGGTGCTATCAAACTTACAGAGTTTGTTACTATGGCGCTTACTGACCAAGGATTCCAGGCATGGTTAAATAAAGTAAAAGTAGAAGACAAGTCTATGATGGCTCAGCTAAAAGACTTGTTGTTACAGCTATTAAATTCATTAGGCATAGATATCAAAGCGGGCAGTGCTTTAGCTTCTGCAGTTAAAGAAACTATCGATCTTATTGATTCTACACAAAGAAAAGAATTAGAAGATGATGTATTCTTTGCACCTGCTCCAGGAATGAAGGCAACCCTAACAGGTTTTGATACTGCTACTACAGAACCTACTAGTACAACTATCAATATCTATGCTGGTACAGGAGAAAATGCTGAATTAAGTAATTTTGCTGTTAGGCCTTTTAAAAGTGTCGTGACTATCCATGGTACTTATAATACAGTAGAAGGAGCATTTCAAGCTGCTAAATTTAGATATTCATCTATGGGTATAGGAGATAGATTACCTATTGTACTAGAATTAATGAATGTTACAGGAGCAAAAGCTAAAGCATTAGGCAGAACAATTACAGGATTAGATACAAAAGAATGGGATAAAAATTCTTCTAGAATTATGAAAGAATTACTAAAAGAATCTTTTGAACAAAATCCAGATGCTCTAGCTAAATTACTTGCTACAGGTGATGCTACTCTTACACATACTCAAGATAAAGGTAAATGGGGTAAAGAGTTTCCAAAATTACTTATGGAAATAAGAGAAGAGCTTAAAGGTACGCAAACTCCTGTTCAGCCTCCTGCTAATAAACTAGATAAAAGTAAAATCTCTTCAGCTGTTAAGCAAAAATCTTTACCTAGTGAGTTTAAAGAAAACGATAAATTTACTCCATCACCTGATGATTGGGAAGCATTTAATCGTGCTTTCTCTGATGAATTTCTTGCAACAAGAGAAATGGATGAAGATATGTATGAAAAATATTTGTTAATTTGTGGTAAATAATTTATAATGGCTATAGCTTGTCCCAATAAGAACAGTAAAGAATGGAAAATGTTAGTAAAACAAGTGGGAGAAGACCTTGCCCACAAAGCTTTTGCTTTTAATAATTTTCAAATGCCAGATGTAAAGCCTACAACAGAGATAAAAAAAGCTGTAGGCTTCCAACCAACACTAGAAAACACTGCAGGATTAGCAAGTAAGCTAAGAAATTACAACCAACGTAATAATACATCTCATAGTTTTGAGGCTACACGTGCTTGGGGTAATACTTTCAAGATAGAAATGAAGTATAATTACTTACCAGTAAACAAAGCTCAGCAACAACTAAGAGATCTACGTCGTCAAGAACCGATGGCTGTAGAAAATTTAGTTAACACATATCCAAATGCATCTATCATAGAACAAGTAAGACAGCTAGATTTATTTGAAAGTTCAGATATTATCCCTTCTGCACCTTATCAAATAGAATCTTCTGAAAAAGTTCGAATTAAAAAACTACAATCAGAGTTTATTCGACAAAAAGATTTACTTAAAAAAGCAGATACTGCAGATAAAAAGAAAACCATCACGGGTAATATCATAGAACTTAAACAAGAAATTGATGAAGCAGAAGGACGTATAGTGCGTTCTCAAGGTATTGAAGGATTTGAAGAAGTACTACAATTTGGTGATGTACAGTTAAAAGAAGTAGAAGAGTTGCTTAAAAATCCTGCTGTTAGTGCGGATGATTTGACTTATGCACAGCGTATTGTTAATTTATGGATTAAAGCTGGTGATTTTTCGACACCTGCAGATGAGCATATTATTCTTGATCAGTATGAATTTGATACTCCTGCTATTCGTGAAGAGTTTAGAGGACGTGCCGCTAAAGCAGCTGATTTACAAGCAAGATTAACAGCTCTAGCACGTCAGCAGGTTACTGCTTTTGTGCAAGAGTATTCAGGAAGAAATCTTACACAAGATGAAATTTATAAGCATCTTATTGATGCTAATAAACTTTCTATAGAAACTCTTAATCTTTCTCGTTTAGGAGATCCAATGTTGAGCTCTGCATTTAGTGCAGTTGAACGTGCTAATATTCTAGCACAACAAGAAGCAAATGATATCTTTAAAAAACTAGATGAGCTAACTACTAAGTTTCTTAAAAAGTCAGGTAATAGCTATGATATCTTAAAACAGCGCACTGCAGGAGGTTTAGAAACAGGTCGTTTAGTAGATAGATTTTCTGATGAGTTTTATAAAAAACGTAATGAGTTAATTGATCAAGCATTTAATCGTCGAGATAAAAATACAGGAAAAACTAAAAAAGATTCAGCTTTAATTAAAAATTTCTTTGATTGGAACAGAGCAAACACTATTATGTTTGATCCTCGTATTTTGTTTCCAGATAGTTTACCTGAAGATACACTAGTTCCTGAAGAGTTTGTGTATAATTATAAGACTTTCACAGAAGAGCAAAAAGCGGCTCATATTGCTGATTTAAAAAAGCAACTTGGCGAAAAAGGATATAATTTATTTATCGATCGTGCTAAAAATAAAATTGAAAAGTTCCAACAAGAACGTACTGTAGTTTATGACAGTATTCAAAATAATCCTAATTGGTCTCAAGATGAGAAAGATGTTAAGTTTAAAGAATGGTTAAGAGAAAATTCTCCTTACGCAATGATGGATATGCAAGAAGATCCTTCTTTACGTATTAAACCAGATAATAGTTACTACGCTGTACACGGTCTTAGAGAATATATTATTCAAGTACCTAGAAGATTTGCTGACGGCAAAGAAACAGGATGGTACGATAAAAACTTTGATAAGATTGAAGCAGATGAAGATTTACTAGCTTATCATAATTATATTAGAGATACTCTTAAAAGCTTAAATTACTTACTCCCTCCACAGAAAAAACGTATTATGGGGGTGGGAGTACTTCCTACGCTAGAAAAAACTCTATTAGACCTATTTTCTGAAAAAGGGATGATGGTAGGAATAACTCCTTTATGGGATAAGTTCAAACAACTACAGACTACTACTGACTTTGCTACTAGCATTACTTCTGATATCGATCCACTTACAGGTGATATCGAACAAAGTGTGCAGATACAGTATATTCAAGATACTGATTCTAGAGTTAATGAGCTAGTACGTGAGAAAAGTATTGCATTTAGACAACAAACTGGTAATCCCCCAACAGCTGAAGATCGTAAAAAATTTAAAGAAGAAGCTAGAGATATGCTCTCTAAGGATAAATCTTGGGATATTAGTAAAGTGCTTAAAGCGTATGCTCTTAATATTTTAGCATATAAACATAAAACTAATATTGAGCCCCAGATTAAACTAGTAGAACAGGCATTTAGAGAACGTAAAGAATTACAAACCAACCGTGCGGGACAAGTACAGACTAAAACTATTAATGGGAAACAAGTTCCTGTAACAAAAGAAGGCCTTAAAAATCTAAACGATAGTTTAGATTTCTTTCTTAAAACTTTTTATGGCACTGGTACTCGTAAAGTAGAAGGTGTTACTAAAACTAAGCTTTACACTAAAGAAGAAGAACTTCGTAAAAAAGAGTTAGAAAAACTACTCGCTGAAGAAGAAGATGAAGACGAAAAAACTTTCTTACAAGCACAGATTGATGCATTAGGAGGCTACCGCACTGCTAGTGGTGTTGTAGATACTGCTTTAAAATTTAGCACTTTAAAAGGATTAGGATGGAACTTAACAAGTGGTTTTTCTAACATCGGTTTTGGCTTAATATCTAACTTAATAGAAGGTGCAGATGGTCGATTAATTAATAGTGCTAATCTTCGTAAAGCATACATGCTTACTTTAAATTCTATTGGAAGAAATATGTCTGCTGATATCTTATTTAATGATCCTAATGGAGCTGCTACTAAGATTAGAAGTTTAATGGATGATTGGGATATTCTACAAACTTCAGCTAACGAACTTTACGATAATTCACAAAAGTCTAGCCTTTCTAAACTTAAACGCTTCGGCCCTTATACTATTCAACAACGTTCTGAATACTTGAACCAAGCACCAATTATGATTGCTGTATTAATGGACATGAAAGCTAAAGATCCTGAAGGCAATGAAGTCAGTCTTTGGGAAGCTATGGGTCAAAATGCAAAGTTAAAAGACGGCTATACTACAGATGCTGATATTCCTAAAGTAATTCAAAAAATTAAGCGCATTAGTGAAATGACTCACGGTGATTATAATAATCAACTAAAAGTCAAATCAACTGCGGCAGGACGTGCGTTAAGCCAATTTAGAACATGGATGTTTGAAGGATTTGCCAACAGATTTGAAGGCGAAAAAGTAGACGATATGTTAAGCTATGGTATGGATACTCCATACATTCGTAAAGGTAGATATCGTAGTTATACATTAGGCCAACTTACTACTGCAGGTATAGGCATTGGTACCATGATGCTACCAGGAATCGGTACTGCTATTGGTGCAGGTATAGGTATTATTGCTGGAAAAATAGGAGGCATGCAAACCCAATATTCTGCAGTTGAAGATACATTATACTCTCTCAAACAATTAGCAAGAAAACTAATGTTTATGAAACCTGGGTATGATACTAAGTTTGGAGAAGTTGATGCTGCTAATATGCGAAAAAATATGATGGAACTTCATATTATGTTAGGCCTTATGGGAGTAGCATTATTGTTAAAAGCTGCTATTGACGATGACGACGAAGATCAAATGATGACTAACTTTTTATTAAACCAAACTATTCGTTTACGTACAGATATAGGTTTTTACACTAACCCATTAGAATTTGAAAAATTAACTAAAACAGCTATTCCTATGGCTAGTTTAGTACAAGATTCTTATGAATTAGTATCAGACATTAAAAAGAATTTTGATGATGATAAAGAAAATGACGAATTTCGTTCAGGTCCTTTTAAAGGAGATTCTAAATGGGCAGTGCATGCAGGAGAATTAATTCCTGGACCTGCACAAGCTATTAGAATTTATCGTTCAGGTAGTACAATTTTTGACAAGTAGACGGCAAATTTTTTAGAATGTACTGTTTATAAATAAAAAAGCGGCACTAAGTCCGCTTTTTTTGTTTTGTTATGCCACAATGTAAACATGTATAATTTAAATAATCTTCTCCTACTTTTACTCCCCACAATTTATGCTGACAAGTTAATATTTTAATCAGCTTTACGATTTTCCAATTCTTCCAGTTCTTCATCACTTACTTCTACTACTTTAATTCTACTTAAATCAAATTTGGCTCTTTTTAATTCTGTTATTACAGATAAAATAACTCCATTACTTTCAGAAATTTCTTTAGCTAATATTTCTAAACCTAACATTAAACTCGCTGCTTTTTGTGAGTCTATATTCCAAATAGCTCTATGATTTTTTGAGTGTTCAAGATTTAACATGTTAATAGCTTCACGCACTTTCTGTTTAGACTTACCAGATAAATACACACTTCCTTCTAAATCTAATTGACAATTTAATACTACTTGAAAAGCAGTAAGCATTGTAATGTACTTTATAGCGTCATCGTTAGGTTTATCATTTTTTAATTCCTTCATGTTGTTTTTTTAATTTATTTATTTGTTTACTTGTTTCCAAATAAACCCACCTGCTTTTTTTCTTTGGCCTTTTAGACACATAGAAATATTACTTAAAGTTATATTAGTATTTTTTGAAGCTTCTGTTATAGTAGAGTATTCCTTAATAAGATTATTGTGTATATCATATTGTCTCACAATTTTTTTAGATACATCTATTAAAGGTTTTATATTAAATTTATCAAAAGAATCCCCTTTAAACCTCCATATATACCCTTTATACTGTATTGCTTTTCCTATACAACATTTGTGGATAACTTTATATGAAAATCCTGTTTGCCTAAAAGCTTCTCTAGTAGTAATATACTCATTCAATTTTTGTCCCTGTAAGGAAAATTGTACTACCGCTTTACCCCAAAGATTATTGCCTACTTTTGTACCTAACCTAGTACCAGCAATAGCAGTGCAGTTATAACCAGTTTTATAGGAATCTAAAATATTAATCCAAAATTGTTCTCTGGTAATTAAAATATCTAAATCTTCTACAATTTCTAATATTTTAAAATAAATAGAATCTTTACCGTATTTATTATAAACGTTTTGTAAATATTTTGAGTGATGTTGATTTTTTTCTAAATTCCACAAATGCAATCTCCATCTACACCAAAACCCATTAGCAGATTTTACTAAATTATATTTTATACCTGCAGATCCTACATAATATTTTGCTTTATTATGTTTAAAATATATACAATAAATACCAGTTTTATATAAATCTTCTTCTTTTTCAGCATGAAAATTGCTAGGAGATTTTAAAATATTTTTAGACATTGTTTAAAATTTACTTTTTATATAAAAGTAACAATTTTTAAACTAAATCTCCGTATTTTTCACTAAATTTTTAAATATCTTATCTTTTATGGATATCCTTGACAACATAGAATTAGGTAAACTTCCTAGTGAAGCGATGGTAGATGAAAAAATTGGAGATTTGTGTTGTTATCTTA